AGCGTGTTGTTCGCAAAGGCTTGCGCCGAGGTCGCTTGGATCATGGCTGCCGGCCGGTTGTCGTACTCGTCTTTATTCGACTCGGCGAGCTCGCGGAAGTGATCCCACAGCTGAACCGTCTCACCGCTCTGCGGGTACTTGAAACCGAGAGCTGTCAGGTCGTATGCCATCGTTCTAGCCTCTCATCATGCGTAGTAGGTCACTGTAAGCGCCATCGCGGCGGCGTAGTCTGACCGACCCGCGAGGACGACGTAGGGGTTGCTCGACGGCAGGTAGATACCGAGCCCGCCATCGGTGCCGTTGAGCAGGTGCAGCGCCATCGTCGAGCTGAGCTCGAACTTAGCGGTTTTGCCGACCGCGACAGCGGTGCCGGTGCTCGGCCCGTCATCCTTGGTCGGTGCGCCGGCCGGCTTGGTTTTCTGCGTGAGCGTGTAGAACTTTGGCGACTGCGCCGAGTAGTCGCCGCCTCGGTTGCGTTTGTAGCTGACGACGATGCTGTAGGGCTTGCTCGTGTCGGCGTGCAGCGCCTTGAGAGCGTTGCCGTAGAACGCCGCGCCGGTGTTGAGCCCGTACCCGCCGTAGTCGCCTTGAAAGAGCTCGTCGCCGGAGCGCCAGCCGCCTCGGTAGGTGCCGGTGAAATAGGGCTTGATGGTCGCGGTGCGCCGGCGCACGGTCGGCTCGACCGGGACCGGCGGTGCCTCGGGGTCGGTCGTCGGTGGCGTGTAGGTGCCGACCTTGCCGAGAACGTAGCCGGTGTTCCCGTCGCGCAGCACGGCAACGATGTCGTTGGCTGCCAGGGTCGGAGCGCCGGGCGTGACGCACACGTTGTCGGCCCCGTCGATTGTCACGGTGCAAGTCTTGAGCGTCGCACCGCCGGTCTTGACGACGCCGATTCTCACGAGCCGATGGTCGCCGCTGCCGGCGAGAGCTCTCGCAAGGTCTGTCATGGGATCACCGCCAGCTCGAGGTTTTGGGCACCGCCGCCGGCCGTCAACGCGAGCCGGCTCGACAACACGCGGCAGCGCACGAGCTCGTCGTCGACGACGCCGCTGCGTGGCGTGGCGTGTTGGTACTGGAGGTCGATGCGCACGCCGGGCCGGATGCGTGCGTCCGGGTAGGTCGTGACCGGGATGACGCGCGACTGCTGTGAGCGGCTGAGACGCGTGTTCGCCGCCGCCTGGCACTGAGCAACGGTCGTTAGTAGCGGCGAGCTGAGAACCTCGGTCTTGATGCCGTAGCGCGGTATGTAGGTCGGGCTCGAAGGGTTGTAGTCGCCGGCATAGGCGACGACCGGCGCGCGGTCGCTGACGCCGGCGTTCTCGCCTCGGGCGATGATGAGCGACGGGAGCCCGTCACGCGACCCTGAGCGCGCGTCGTCGATGACGGTGCCGCCGAGCTGGTAGAGCGTGAGCTCGGCGGCGTCGGTCGACGCGTAGGGCTTGGCGACGTTCAGCACGCCGGCCTCGTCGACGAACATGCGCGCCGGCCACGCCGCGAGCAGTTGCGAGATCGCCTGTAGCCGGTCGTCCTGCCACGCCATGTTTGCCGGCACGGCCCGGTCGACGAGAGCGGCGTCGATGTCGACGGGCAGCAGAGAGTCGACGAGCCGGATGAGCTCCGAGCTGAACGTCGCGCCGGCCGGCGGCGAGGTCGACGTGATGAGGCCGCTGTCGGCGACGAGCTGTAGCAGCCCGACAGCCTCGACCTCGACGCCGGCGCTGCTTTGGTCCCAATCCTGAATGACGTACCAACCGAGCCCGACGACGAGCGAGCTGTCGTTGCCTCTGACGACGTTGTGCGTCACGTAGAGCCGTTGTCCGTGCTGCGAGAGCGGCGAGAGGTAGTCGGAGGGCACCCACGAGTTGCCGGCGTTGTCACGCGCCGGCACGGTGATCGTGAGCCGCTCGGGGATCGCCTGGTCGCCGCTCTCGGCGAGCTCGCCGGTGCCCGATTGCAACGGGATCGACTCGGCGAGCAGCCCGTCGCCGAGCCACGAGTCGAGGTCGATGCGGATGCGGTTGCTGTAGGCGACGACACGCCCGTAGTTAGCGTCGGCCTGGCGCAGCATTGCCACTAGACGACCCCCAAATCGTCCTGAGCGAGCTGTAGCAGCGTCGCGTAGTCGCTCGCCAGGTCGGCGAGGGTGAGGCCGGTGTAGACCGCTGCCAGGTCGGCGAGGGTTGTGAGGGTGAGCACGAGCGTCGGGTCGGGCGTGTCGACGACCTGAAAGGGCAGCGACCATCGCCGGTCGCCTTGCCGGGTGCGCCGGCTGCGGCTGGCGTCGAGGATCACGAGAACCTCGCCGGCGGGAATGTCGCACCCGTCGTTGCTGTGTCGGCTCACGATGGGCCGGCCGTCCGAGAGTAGATCGACGAGCTGTAGCGTCTCGGCCCGGTCGCGGGTGAACGCCGAGAGGTTGCCTGTGTCGACGGTGCGAACGTCGGTCACAGCAATCGGGTAGGCCGATCCTTGGGCTTGCATGATCGACAGCCGGCCGGCCTGAACCCGCTCGTCGTCGTCGTAGAGCACGTCGACGATCACCGCGTCACCGCTGTAGGGGTCCGAGAGCACGTGATGCCGGCCCCCGTCGAGGTCGGGCACGGTGACCGGCGCAGCGCTGACCTCGACGCGGGCCGAGCCGCCGGTCGGCAGGTAGTCCGCGACATAGATGAGCGGCCGGCCGAGCTCGGGCTCGACGTCGACCAAGAGCAGCGTGTCCGGCGGGTCGTCGAGGTCGAGCCCGCCGCGCACGATGCGCCGTGCCGAGCTCGGCGGCTCGCGCCAGACGTTCACGTTGTCGGCAGCGCTGAGCCCTGTGACGGTGACGAGCACGGCTTGCGGTGTCTGCGAGCCGTACAGCGTTGCGGTGATGGCGACGGCCATTAGGACACTCTCCCGAGGACTCGACGAGCCGTGCGGCTCATCCCGTAGTCAACACGCTCGTCGACGACCGCGTGTAGTTCTCTCTCTCCGATCCTGACAACGACGTAGGTGTTGCCGAGCTGGACGTTCGGCGCGAGCCCGCCGGCCTGAGCTACGCCGCCGCCGGCGGCATGGATGGCCGAGGCCGAGACGCCAGAGCCGAACAGGCCACCGATGGCCGAGGCACCCTTGCCGATGGCACCGCCGACCTTGCCCACGAGGTCGACGACCTTGCTGTTTTTGATCTTGTCGACGAGCTCGCCAATCTTGCGGATGAGGTTGGCGATGCCGTTGTAGAGCGCGCCCACGGTGTCGACGACGCCGCCAATCACCTTGCCGATGGTGATGAACGCGAGCTTGAGCGTCGTGCCGAGGATCGGCAGCAGGATCTTCGTAAAGATCGTGCCGAGCAGCTTGGCGACCTGGCCGAGCCCCTCGAACAACGGCTTATTGCGTTGCACGCTGCCGGCGACCGAGCTGAACGCTGACCGTAGGCCGGCGAGGTACTTGCCGTACAGGGTGACGAGCGCCGGCGCGAGCTGCTTGCTGAAAAAGGCCCACAGTCCGCGACCGACCGGCAGCAGACCGGAGCCGATGACCGTTGCGATAGCTCGGAACGAACCGAGGATTCCGCCACCCTTGCCGGACGACAACCCATCGACGAACGACGAGATACCCGGACCGAGCTGGTTGAGAAAGAACCCGAGAACCGTCGAGAGCACCGGCAGCAGACCTGAGCCAAGCGTCGCCTTGAGGTTCTCCCACAGGGCACCGAGCCGCTGTTGCTGCTCGGCAAGCGTGTTCGACTGCGCCGCGAACTGACCGTGCGTCGAGGCTGTCTGCTTGGTCACGAGGTCGAGGACGGCTGCGGCCTGAGCTTGCTTGAGCGCCGTGCCGGTGAGCTTTTTCTGACCTCGCTCGGCGAGCAACGTGTTGATGTCGGCTTGCTTGATCGACACGCCGTAGCGCTCAATCGGGTCCGTCTCACCCTTGAGCGCCGAGCTGAGAGCGTCGACGGCATCCTTGGTCGAGCCGCCGAACACGGCAGCCATATCCGAGCCGACACCAATCAGGCTCTTGGTTTTGCCGGCAAGCTTGTCGATCGGTGTGCCGGCATTCTTGAGCTGAGAGCCGAGGACGTTGGACAGGTCGAGGTAGTCGGCTTTCGAGAGCCCGACAGCGTTGGCGGCAGCGGCGGCGTCACGCTGAACCGACCGCGAGAACTTGCCGAAGATCGCCTCGGTTGCGCCTACCGACTGCTGTAGGTGAGACGCGGACTTGACGGCCGAGACAGTGAGAGCAGCGATGGCGAGGCCGGCACCGGCAGCGCCGGCGGCGGCGAACTTGCCGAGCTTGCCGATTTTTGAGCTCGTCGCGTCGAGCCCTGCGGTTGCCTTCCTGGCGTCGGTGATGATGTCGACGCGCAAGGTAGCCGGCCGGCCCGCCATCGCTTTACCTCCTGTGCCGAGCTCGCTCTCGCTGCTCGGCCTCGGTGTTCAGAACCTCGATCATTGCCAGTACGTCACGTGCTGTCTGTCGCCGGAGCTCGGCCGGCGTACAGCCCCACAGCCGGGCAATTACTGCCCGCTCGTAGGGTCCGTCGTCACACCGCCGAGCTCGGCGACCTCGGGCTCGCTGTCGTCCTCGACGATGCGCACCTGTCGGAACGTGAGCGCCTTGGCTGCCTCGATGGTGACGGCATCCGGCGTCCCCTTGAGAGCGACGAACACGGTTGCGGCGTTGCGGCCGGCCTTCCCGTTGTCGACGAGCTCCTGCGCCTCGTCGAGCTGTTCGAGGGTGAGGTCGAGAGTGTTGACCGTGATGTGACCTGTCATGGTGCTGACCTTTCTACTTGCTCGACGAGCTCGTCGAGCGCCTTGGTGATGATGCCGAGCCACAGCGGCTCGGACTCCTGCGCGTACTCACTGACCCACGGCTGCGCCGCAATGCCGCGCGCACGCCAGCCCCAATGGATCGGAGCGGCGTACGGCACCGAGTCGAGGACGCTCGCGCGCGCGACAGCTCGGGCAGCTCGCTCGCCGGCGGCGAGCCGGCCGGTGCGCCGAGGCGCACGCTGCCGGCTGCCGGCGACGACGACCTCGGCGACTGCCGTGTTGGCGTCCTTGAGGTCTTGTAGCTCGATGCCGGCTCGCTTGAGAGCGGCCCGGAGCTCGCGGCCGTTCTCGACGCGGATGACCGGCTGAGCCATCGTCAGGCTGCCGGTGTCCAGACGACCGGCCCGACGACCGACCACTCAAGGTCGCTCGTGAGCCGCTTGTTCACGTCGCCGCCGACCTCGGGTGCCTTGACCTTGACTGAGCCGGTGAACGTCGGCCCGGTCGCGCCGGTCGGCTTCCACTCGAACGCGGCGACCGCGAGGTCGTTGTCCCATGCCCACTTGATGAACCCGTCCGGGTCCGTGAAATCCTGAATCGCCGTGATGTTGAGAGCGTCGCTGCGCGTCTCGTCCTCGGCGAGCGTGTCGCCGCACAGCGTCTCGACGGGATCGCCTGAGCTGTCGTAGCTCGGCGTGATGCGCACGTTCGTCGGCTGGCACGAGAAGTCGACAGCCGCCGCCGGCGCGATGGTGAACGTGAGAGAGCCGGTCTTGATCTTGCTTTCGGTGATGGTCATGCGAGAGCCTCCTGAGCTCGGATCGTGTAGCACGGCAGCGGGTCGGTGTAGCCGGGCAGCGGATACTGACCGGGCGTTGCGGTGAGCACGTCCTCGCCGATGGCCTCGACGAGAGCGTCGACGAGCTCGTCGAGCAGCGTGAGCGAGCTCATGGTGACGGGTGCCGTCGTGAGGACGATGAACGACCATTCGGCGGTGTAGCCGCACGCGAGGTCGTAGGTCCGGGTCGGTGGGATGACGAGCACGCCCGGCACGGACAGCTCGGCCGGGTCGACGACGACGCGTGCGACGCCGGCAAGCTCGGTCGTCAGAAACTCGGCGAGCTCGACGGCCCGCGTGATGCCGGTGCCCACGAGCTCACCCGACCATCGGACGGTTGAGCCTGAGCAACATGCCGATGTCCGGGTCGTTGCGCATCACGTACGTCGTGCCGAGCTCGGCGGTGCCGACGACGCCGAGAGCGGTGCCGCGCCGGCCGTAGATGCGCGCGGCAAGCATGATCGCGCCCTGCCTGATGTCGTCGGTGACCTCGGCCGGCACCGGGTCGGGAGAGCCGAGCACAACACGCTCGACGAGCGCGACGACGCCGGCGGTTGCGCTGTCGAGCGCACCTTGCTCGGTCGCGGTCGGCGTGATGCCGGGCCACGCCGAGACATCGGCTGCCGTGATCGGCCAAGCTCCCATGCTCAATCTCCTGTCAGGTTGGACTTGACGTGCTACTGCCGGGCCGGCAGCCCCCGAGTCTGCCGGCCCGGCAGTGGATCACGTGACGACGAACTTGCGCTTGCCGGCGTCGTTGCGCTCGTACGTCGCGTAGTACCCGAACACGCCGGCGTCGATGCCGCCGTTCGGGATGTTCTCGGCCTGAACCCGGATGAGGCCGGGCAGCTCGTGCCACCGGGTCGCCGCCTTGTTCCCGACCATGACGCCCTTGGCGGTCGTGATGCCCGGCGTCATGAAGAACGACAGCCCGCCGAGCCCACCCTCGCCGGGCGTGCCGAGCGAGAACGAACCGGAGAAGAACGCCGGCTTGTCGCTGTCCTTGATGTTGAGCAGCTCGGCCACGACGCCGGCGTTCATGGCAACGTAGTCGATGCTCTCGCCGGCGGTCGCCAGGTCGATGACCGCGCCGACCACGCCGGCGAGCAACGTCGCCGGCGTCGGTGCGCTGGCGTCGGCCGTCGCTGCCCACGCCAGCGCCGCCGCCTTGGCGTCGCTCTTGCGCGCGTAGCTCTCGGTCATCGCCTCGAAGTAGTCGACCCACCACTGCGGGTCGCCGAGGTCGCGGTAGATGCGGTCGATGTCGTGAGCGCCGGCCATCCGGGCGGCGTCGACAACGACCTCCTCCATCACCGCATCACCGGAGGGCACGGCAGCCTTGTCGCCGGCGTAGTCGGCGACCTCGGGCTTGGTGACCCATCGGTGACCGATGACCTTGGTGGACGTGAGAGGCCGCTGCGTCGTCGCGTTCTCGATGAACTGACGACGGTACGGCTGCCCGTTCCACAGCTCGTCGAGGTAGACCGGGCGGAACGCCGGCGCGTTGTCGGCCGGCACGACATCGGTGAGCGCGGCCCGGATGGTCGGCACGCTGAGCGCGGCCGAGAGCTCGGCCGGGTAGCCCTGCCCCTCCATCGCGGACTGAGACGCCCGGACCATGAGCCGGCCGAGCTCGTCGAGGCTCGGACCACGGCTCGGCGTCGCGGTGCCGGTCGTGCCGGGCTCGCCGGCAGCGCCGGCGCTCGGGGTCGGGACGATGGTGCCGGCGGCGAACGCCGCGCGGATGCCGTCGACGAGCTGCGCGACGAGCTCGTCAGGGGTCCGGCCGGCGACGGCCTCGGGCGTGACGCCGGTGGCGGGTGCGGCAGCGGCAGCCGCCGCCTCGACTGTCTGAACGGTCATGCGGGTAGTTCCTTCCTGTGAGGCGGCGACTCGCGTGACCCGCGAGTCATCGAACGCCGGCACGCTGACGAGAGAGTTCTCGCGCAGAGCGCCGGCGGTGACGACGAGATTACCCGCGCCGTCTCGGGAGGCTGTGAGGCCGGCAGCGCCGACCGAGAACCCGTCACGGATGCCGTTGGCAGCCTCGACGAGCGCACGGTCGCCGGTCGGGCTCGGCGGCACGTAGAACGATCCGATGAGCGCGCCGTCCGCTGTCCATTCGAGCGAGCTGGCGTAGCCGAGCGAGTCGCTCTGCTGGTGCTCGCGCAGCAGCTTGACGCGTCGCGGGTCGGACCACGAGAGCGAGCCGGCGGCAAAGATGGTCGGGCCGGCGCTCGTGTGACCGACGATGCCGCCGGCCGGGATGAGAACGCCGGTGATAGTGCGTCGCTCGGCGTCGACGGTGACCTGCCCTGCGGCCTCGATGGTGAGCTCGACGACCTCGGCCGAGGCTGAGAGCTTGGCGAGCCCGGTGCCGTAGTGCCGGCCGGCACCGCGCGCCAGCTCGACGAGCCGGTCGAGGATCGGCCAACGGTCGCAGTACGCGACGAGCAGCAGGATGAGCAGTAGAACGATCATGCGGGTACTCCCGTCGTCGAGGGGTCCGTGCCGGCCGGCGACAGGTCAGAGCCGGCCGGCACGGGGTCGGTGTCGAGCTCGTCGAGGTTGAGGCCGGCGAACCCGACCGTCGTGCCGGCGCGCGTGATGTCGGGCATGGACAGCCGGCTCACGATGGCGGCGGCGTAGGCGGCAAGGCCGAAGTCGACGAGCACCCGTAGCCGGCTCTCGACGTTGGCGTAGGTCATCGCGGCGTGTTCGAGGCTGGCGTCGACGGCATCGGCCGGCACGCCGACGAGCCGCGCGGCGTCGATGGCGGCGACGTTGCGGCCGTCCGTCAAGAGGTTCTCGGCCGGCGCACCGTGCACGCGTGCCTCGATGGTCCTCGACGTGTAGGCGACGCCGCCGTTTTCGCCGCGCCGAGCTCGCGCCCACGCCGCGACGAGAGCGTCAATCTCGGCCTCGGTCATGCCCGAGGCCTCTGTCTCGTGTAGCTCGATGGCGGGAACAGGGTTGTCGGCGAACCGGGCGGCGGACTCGTCGAGCCGGCGAGCTGCGCGCACCGAGCGGCTCGCAAAGTTGAGGATGCCCTCGTGCGGCCCGTCGATGCGCACGAGGTCGCGCGCCTGAACGGGCCGGTCGTTGACCATCGGCTGCCCGCCATCGGCCTTGACCGTGCCGGGCAGACACCGGCGGAACGTCGCCGGCAGGTTCGTCGGGTCGCTGTAGCGGCCCGTCACGAGCCACCACGAGACGCCGTGAAACACGAGGTCGTCGACCGTCCAGAGCTTGGTGATGAACGGAGCTTGCGCCGGGTCGAGGTTGTGAACGGCAGTGCCCGAGGGCACGTCCGCGCCGGCGCGGTCGGTGACGGTGAACGGGATACGCGCCAGGGTCGCGCACACGATGTTGCGAGCTCGGGCGATGGCCGGCACGGACATCGCCTCGGCCCGAGACATCGGCAGGTTGTCGGTGCCGAACAGGTCCGACCAAACCATCGACACGACGCCGAGGTTGCTGTCGTCGGCCCACGGTGACGCGAGCTGCGGGACGACCTGAACGCCGTTCGGCGGTTCGAGCGGCGACGACGCACGTAGGCCGGCCTTGATGCCGGCGATGAAAGACGAGCTCACGAGCGGCATCCTGGCACGAGCCGGCGACAGCCGGCGTCAGGCGACCTCGGCCGGCGTGTCACGCGCCGAGCCGAATGGTGGGCTTGGTGAGCTGCCGGTGCCGGGCACCGTGCAACGCGCCGGCGACAGCGATGACCGAGGCGACCGGCCCGCCGGATGCCTTCCGCGAGAACGCCTTGCGGTCGCCGATGGTGCGCCACTCGACGACGCCGGCGGCGAGGTCGAGGTCGTCCTCTTGGCGGATGGCGACAGTCGGGACGAGCACGTTGAGCCGTAGGTCGTCGAGCAGCTCGGCGGCGGCGTCGCAATAGCCGGCGGTGTCCAGCTCGTCGACGGTGATTGTCTTGCGCAGCTCGCGCGTCACGGTCGTCGCCGGCCCGTACGCGTCGGCCATCACCTGAAAGGCGACCGACCGGCGCAGCTCGGCGATAAGCGAGGCCATCCACTCGGTGCCGGGCCGGCACGCCACGAGCTCGGCACCGAGCCGGCCATCGGGCAGCCGACCGGCGAGAGCGACGGCACCGTGTGACCTGTCCTCGTCAACGTCGTAGAACACGGTGAGCCCGCCGTGCGGGAGCTCTAGCTCGGCGTCGCCGGCGGCTGACCACTGCGCCTCGGGGATGATGCGCTCGGTCGAGCCGGTTTGGAACACGTCGAGGATGGTGCGGTGGAACACCGAGGCACCGTAGGTCGACCGATCCTCGACGAGCGTGTCGAGGTCGATCGTTCGGCCGAGCGCCGGGTGATTGTCCGACCAAACGTCAGGGTCGTCGAGGTCGACGGACGGGTCGAGGATGCGCTTGCCGCCTCGCTCGACGACCGGCGGATGCCACTCGAAATAGGCGATGCCCTGGTCGGGCTCGATGAGGTATCGGCCGTCGACCTCGGTTGCCGGCAGCGACCGGCCGAGCTCGCGGTAGCGCAGCAGCCATGACGAGAGCTGTGTGCCGCCGGCGCTGATAATCCAAAGCTGCCGCATCGGCCGGGTGAGCATGATCGGTCGAGCTGCGGCCTCAAGTAGCGAGCCCTTGGCGTCGCTGTGCGCCCACGCCTCATCGAACGTCACCACGTCGCCATCCTTGCTGTGCAACGCCGTCTCGGTCGGAGCGAACACGCCGAACCGAGAGCCCTTGGTGCCGATGGCCATGCGCTCTGAGCCGTTGCTGAGCCGCTTGCGGATGACCCGCGACATCGGCGAGCTCTCGACGAGCGGCACCCATTCCTCGCGGAATACCTCGCCGGCGAGCTGCCCGGTCTGAGCGGTATACCAACA